GCCCGCGAGGAACTGCGCCCCTTCCTGCGCATCAACTTCTCCGGCCTGGCATCCTCCTACTCGGCTGCCGTGAGCTGTGTGGCAGTCGGCGGCGCCCGTTACGCGGTCTGACCATGATCCAGGAAGTCCCCGATGATTTCCTGCTGGCTGACTTCGGCTCCAGCGTCACTGCTGGGGCCGTTGTTGGTTTGGGGTTTATGGACCGCGCCAGCCAGATCATTATGAATGACAACGTGGTGACGGTGGACTATGCGCTGACCGTCAGGACCGATCAATTCGGCGCCCTGCAGTATGGCGATCAGGTGCAGCACGAAGGACAAACCTACAGGCTGCAGCATGAGCCGTTGCGGCAGGCTGATGGCCGGTTCTGCGTGATGGTGCTGGAGCTAGTGCAGCAGGAGGTCGCCACCTACCTAGTGACGCTGAGCGGCCTGCGGATCATGACTCTGAATAACAAGCAACTCCGCATTCTGTAGGCATGGCTGAAACCACGATTACAGGCCTACCGAACGCCACGACCCCGCTCAGCGGAACTGAGCGGGTGCCGATGGATCAGAACGGCGCCACGGTGGACGCCAGCACCCAGGCGATTGCGAATCTAGCGGCTGGCACAGACCTGAGTTACACCGCCGCCACCCGGACGCTGGAGAGCTCCACGGGTGCTGATGTGGCGCTGCCCGTGGCAACCACCAGTGCGGCCGGACTGATGGCCTCAGTCGACAAAGCAAAGCTCGACGGGATTGAGGCTGGCGCCCAGGCAAATGTGGGCACAGATCTGAGCTACACCGCCTCCAGCAGGCTGCTTGCCAGCAGCACAGGGGCGGATGTGACGCTGCCTGAAGCCACTACCACTCTGGCGGGCCTGCAAAGCGCAGCGGATAAGACACGAATCGATCAGCTGGGCGCCGACGATTCCCCCTCCTTCACTGGCCTGACGATCACCGGCACCGCGCCGGTCGTCATCCCGCACATCCACGGCAGCATTGCCGGGAACTTTTACGTTCACGTCAAAAACACCAGCGGCGGCCCGCTAGCGGCGGGCACGGCGGTCTATGCGACCGGGAGCGTGGGCGACACCGATCGGATCACAGTGGCGGCCTGCGACCCGACCGATCCGCTCAAAATGCCAGCGATCGGCGTTCTGGAGACCACCTTGGCCCAGAACGGCGATGGCGATGCCGTGATCCTGGGCGAGCTGAGGCCGTTCAATTCCAACAGCTATCAGATCAGGGACCGGCTTTACGTGGGCGCTGGCGGGGCTCTGGTGGCCACTCCCCCGGCCAGCGGCCTGGTACAGGCGGTCGGCAGCGTAGTGAGGGTGAACGTCAACACCGGGACCATCCTGGTGAACATTGGCGCGGCGATGGCCCGGGTGGGCTTCACTGGGGCCTATGGCGATCTCTCGGGCCGGCCCACGCTGGGCACGGCAGCGGCGGCCAGCACGGGCGACTTCGCGACGGCTGCCCAAGGCGTCACGAACGGCAACAGCCACGACCACAACGGCGGCGATGGGGCGCAGATCGCTTACGGCAGCCTGTCGGGATTGCCGTCGATTCCCAGCACATACTCCGACCTGGGGCCTCTCGGTGACGGCCTAATACTGGTGCTCAGCAACAAGGGCGAAATAGTAACCGCCGGGACTAACTATGTCGAGTTGCCTGTGCCTGTGCCATCGGGCAACTTTACGCTGACAGCGGTGCGGTTTGGCAGTCATATCGACAACACCGGCAGCAGCAGCAGCACCTTTAATGCCTACAAACGCACCGCCGCCGGCACCAAGACATCGGTGCTGACCGGCAACGCCACGTTGGCATCAGGCGCAAGCTTGGTGGATGCCTCCGCCTCGCTGATCGCCAGCCCGACATTTACCGCCGGCGACCGGATCGGCGTCGATCTGGTTGGCGTCGGCACTGGGGCTCAGGGCCTGTTCGCTCAATTTCTCTTCACCCGTTCTGCTGTTTGATTATGACTGACACCATCAAGACCAATCCCGATACCGGTGTTCGCTTCTATGACGAACAGGGCCCCCGCGAGGGGCAGAGCGTCGATCTATTCGTGCCGGTGCGCGGCGAGCAAGCCACCAATCCAAATGGCGCCAGGTGGCCCAACCTGTTCGGGCTGCCCTACGACGGCACCCAGATCAAGTTCTACCTGAAAGGCGAACCTCAGGTGCGCGAGTACGACTCTCAGATTTTCTACGAGGTGGCTAGCTGGGGCCCTGTGGACTACCCTAACCCGAAGCCCGGCAGCCCTGCTGGGACGTGGGAAGAGGCGCTGGAGGTGCTCCGCCGGCCATGGGAGGAGCTGTTTCAGCAGGTCGACGCAGCGCGGTTGCAGGCCAACTCCCGCCTGTACCCGAGCAATGAGGATCCGATGATGGCCGTGCTCCTGGCAGAGGCGATCCGGCGTGACCAGGAGGGCACGGCAACCACTGTGATGATTGAGCTGCTGCAGAGGCACCAAGGTCTTGTACAGGCCGGCTACGCGAACGAAGAGCGGGCGAAAGAACTGCGCCAGCAGATTAAGGCTGGCCAGCCGTTTGATCTGTCTACCGGATGGATCAATGAGTTACCGGCATGAGTGGCGCAGGGGGCCGTATGCGGGAGGTAATCAGATGCTGATTGTTCAGAGAAGGAGGGTGGGTGGATTGTATTTCCTCAACCCCGCTAACATCGGCCAGCCTGTTGGAGGCGGATTTTTCGCTGGTTTGATCAGCCACACTGCAGACGGCAACCCCACTCATGCGCTGATTGTGGCGCCTAGTGCTACTGGGGCGACAGGGACGGGTTACATGTTGACAACGATGCTGCAATGGAAAACTGCCACTACAACAACTGATGGCACCACTAGCGTATTCGATGGCGCGGCCAACACTGCTGCAATGGTGGCAGCAGGCATTGCCGATCACCCCGCCGCTCAGTTCTGCGTAAATCTCAGCATTGGTGGCGCAACCGACTGGTATTTGCCCGCTAGATGGGAGCTGGATATTGCATATTTTCACTTAAAGCCAACAACTACGGGCAATGCTACAAGCGCGGGAGACAACCCATATTCCGTGCCGAGACGCGACAGCAAATACACAACTGACGTTCCGCCACAGACCAGTATCACAGCATTTCAAAGCGACCAAGCAGAACCGTTTATTGGCAACCACTGGTCGTCCACCGAATTTAGTGCCTCCGCTGCTTTGGCCTTAGTCTTCACCAGTGGTTTCCAGTCCAACGGCTCCAAGGCGAACAACCTCCGCGTCCGCGCCTTCCGCCGCATCGCCCTCTAACCCCCCGTAGTGTCCCTCGACCTCAATGACCACCCTTCTTCGGATCCCCGAACGGATCAGGACCCCATGCCCTACCTAATCCGCTTCACCGCCGCCACCACCGGCTGGGCTTTGGCGGGCGTCTATAGACTGAGAGAGACGGCAGGCTATCTATGACTCTCGGTGCGTCAGCAGGATTCAATCTCGCCAGCCTGGGCACGCTAACCACTGCCGGTGTTACAGCACCTCAGCAGTCGACCGGGGTTAACACCACTTTCCAGGTCACGGTAACAGGCATCGGCACAAACGTTGTGATGCGGTTTGAGGGAAGTCTGGACGGCGTTGGATATTTCAACCTGGCAGCAGGAGGCGCAGACTTCACGCTCACCGCCAACGGAGTGTACGGCTATGCTTTGTTCGCTCCAGTCCAATTTGTGCGCGCCAGGCTGGTAAGTGCAAGCGGCGGCACTCCATCGGTTGCCGTCGTTGCGGGGACGATCTGATGGAAGCGCTCAACCTCACGGCGATATTCGGCGGAGCTGCTGCCGGCGGAGGTGGCGGTGGTGATATTGATATAGCAGCAGCAGATCGCTATGTTTCATCCGACGGGAATGACACTGCAAGCGGCGCAGAGTCAGCACCATGGCGCACATTTAGCAAAGTAGTTCAGTGGGTTGCGTCATTGCCCAGCGGGGGCAATGTTCGCATCATCGTCAAGTCCGGTCATTATTTCGAGCAGAACAGCGGTCTCTATTACGGCAATCTGAACGGACCGATTACAGTAACAACTGAGTTCGAGCCTGGCGTTTCGGCTACGACTTGCCAGATAGGCGGCGCTGGAGGGAATGGGATTGGCTGCAAAGACTCAGTAACGGCAACCTTTAATCTGCGAGGTGCCACATTTGTAGGCTTTGATCAAAGTTCAGCCAATGGCATTGGCTTGCACAATTCCGCGGTTGCCATTGTCAATGGGGGTGGGTCGGTGTTCACCGGATACACTGACGGATGGAGCAACCACAATACATCGACAGCAACTGTAAGGGACTGCACCTTTAGCAACTCAAGCAAGGGAGCTTTTACTCACGTTGATTCTTCAACATGCGTAGCCGAGGGTTGTACTTTTGTTGGTCGCAGCGGCGCAGTACTTGGCGTTGGGGCCATGCAAAATCTTTCCACAGGCACATTTGAGGATTGCATCTTCGTGGGAGCCGTAGACAGGCAAGCCATCGATTTTCTTAATAGTACAATACTTCGGCGCTGCATAATTGGGCTTCCAGGGCTCGCTTTGGCGGTGGGCAATGTACCGGGTAGTACGACTGTATTTGAGGATTGCTATTTAAGCATGTTTTTTAGCGGATTGGCAAGTAGGCGATTCACAAGATGCTATGGCACATTGAGCACAATCATACGTGGGTTAACTGCTGCGACCCCACTAATTGAAAACTGTGTATTTACCAGCAGCGGCACTCTTGCTAAGTTCTGTACTATGCCGAACGGATTTACCGTCAATTCTTTTGATCCCGGCATGTTGACAATCCGTAACTCAATTTTTACTGGTTACACGCACTTTATTGACCTTGCCACTGGCAATGTTGCCGCAAGCCAAGATTTGGCCAAGGACGCTATTAACGCGCAATGGACAATGGAAGGTCTTTGCATTAACGGAGTGGCTACTGTCATGTCACCCGCAACCATTAACAACCCGTCGCCATACGTGACCGGAAACCCATTGCTGGCCAACCCAACCACGACCGTGCAGGCTGATTACCATACAGCACCTGAGTCTCCCTGTCGTGATGCTGGAGTGTTTGGAGCAAATATCGGGTTGCCGGTATGACCGCCACTGTCGCAGGATAACTATGAGCGCTCTCGCCGCGAAACCTTCTAATCACTGCCCACGCTATCATCCTTAACAACCAAATCACCACCCACGGCGACTACCGCACGCCGTGGCCGGAGCGTCATTTCCTGCGGCTGGCCCTGATGACCACCCTCTTGCTCCTGCCCGCCACCATCGGCCTGCCGCTGTGGGCTGCGCTATGGCCGCTGGAGGCCACCGCATGCCCTACCTAATCCGCCTCACCGCCGCCGTTGCACTGGTGGCCGGCCTGATGGGCTGGCTGCTGAGTGCCGTGCCCCCACCAGTGGCGCTGGTCGTCGCGGTCGTCTGCGGCTGGGTGGTGTTCGATCTGGTGCAGCCTTTTTAGCCTGACCTTATGGCAAGTATCCGCGAACAGATCCTCGAACGCATCAAAACCGTGACCCTTCCCGGCACGGTGCAGGTGGGGCAGCGGATCTACCGCAGCAGAGCGCAGGCCTACTCCAGATCGGAAGCGCCAGCAATCACGATCAGCCCTGGTGAAGATAATCCGGTCAACGCACCACGCACCACGGGCGCAAGCCTGGGGCGCCTGGATCAGGCGCTGCCGGTGCTGGTCGAGATCTACGTGCGCGGCGACGTGCCCGATCAGCTGGCGGATCCTATCGGCGTGGACGTGCACAGCAGGATGATGGCCGACCGCACGATGGGCGGCCTAGCCCATGACGTGCAGCCCGATGGCTTCCGGCCTGAGTACGAGCAGGCCGACGCCTCTGCTGGGTGGATGCAGTACCGGTTCCTGATCAGGTATCGCACCCGAGACGACGCAATCGATCAGCTGCCCTGACTCCGTAGCCTGAGACCAGGACGCTCAGCCCCCATCCATGGCGGAACAATTCGAGCACCACGGCGAGTCTGGCGAGTACGTGATGCTCCCCAGCGGCGAGATGGTGTCTGCTGCTGACTATCAGCCGCCCAAGACTGAGCCCGCCAAACCCGCCCAACCCAGCAAGGCCAAGGACTGATGACCGCACTCCTGATCCGTAATTCGTTCTTGCTGGCCAAGACGGAAACCGCTTACGGCACCCTGGCCAGCGCGATCGGCGCCACCGATGCAGTGAAGATCACCTCGCTGGAGGTGAACCCGCTGACCGGCACCCGAGTAGAGCGCAACCTGATCAAAGGATTCCTTGGCGCCGACCGCCAGCCGCTCACCAACGAGCACGTCGCCGTCACGGTGACATTCGAGTGGGGCGGCTCCGGCGTCGCTGCCACCGCACCCCGGTTCTCTCCGCTGCTGCTGGCGGCTGGCATGAATCTGGCCGCATCGGCTGAGATCACCGGCACGGCCACTGCAGGCGGCGCCAACACTATCACCCTGGCGGACCTGGGCGGCAGCAACCCAGCGACTGACGCCTACGTGGGTTTCCCGATCGAGATCACCAGCGGCGTCAACTCCGGTGACAAGGGCGTGATCGTGGCCCACAACGGCACCACCCGAGAGGTGACGGTGGTGGCGTCCACGGCATCGTTCACCGGCGGCGCAGTGAACTACAAGATCCCTGCGCTGTCGCTGTACCAGCCGATCAGCACGTTCGGCAACGGCTCCAGCTGCACGCTGGTGGCGGTGAAGGATCAGAACGTGCACCGCATCGAAGGCTTCCGCGGTTCCCCGGCGCTCAACTCGCCGCTGAACAGCTACGGCACCTTCACGATCACCGGCATCGGCAAGTACGTCACCCCAACCGCCAAAAGCTCTGAGAGCTTCACCTACGGCAACCAGGCCGAGCCGGTGCCCGTCACCCCGCGCCATACCAAGGCGCTGCGGTTCCAGGGCTACGGGCCCTGCACTGAGGGCTTCACCTTCGACTGGGGCCTCACTACCTCGTTCCGTTCGCTGATCAACTGCGAGCCTCACGCCCGTATCACCGATCGCCCGAACCCCAATGGAACGCTGACGATTGAAAATCCGCCGGTTGCGACCAAGGATTACTTCTCTGCTGCTGCTGACAACAGCGGCGCCAGCGATGGCCCGTTCGTTGTGCAGCAGGGCACGGTAGCAACGGAAAGCTCCATCTTCTTCTGCCCGAAGGCTGCAATCAGCGGCGATCTGTCGTTCAGCGATTCCGATGGAATCGACATGCTGCAGATCCCGTTTACTGCGCTGCCCAAGACGCAGAACGACGAAACCCGCCTGATCTTCTTCTGATTCGCCATGTTCCACCTGTTTCAGCCCGACCATATCGAGTGGCCGGTGAGTGTTGACCTGCCGGCCAAAGGTGGAGTCAAAAAGCCCTACAAGTTCACCGCTCATTTCAGCGTGCTGGATGAGCAGGACGCGCAGGCGCTGCAGGATCAGCACAATCAAATGTTGGTGGCTATGCGCAAGCGCATCGAGGCGCTGCAGGGCTACGCCAAGGATGAAGAGGCCTCGCTGAGCGACCCGCTGCCCTGCACCTATCAGGACCTGGCTGATGAGGTGCTCTGCGGCTGGGGTGATGAGGTGGTGGGCGAGGATGGCGAGCCGATCGAGTTCAGCGACGCCACTAAAGCCCGGCTCTACCGTGTGCAGGGCGCCAGTGCTGCGATCTTCAAGGCTTGGCTTGAAAGCCTGGGCCAGCCCTCTGAGAAGGCCGCCGCGAAGGCCGGAGGGTTCCGCGCAAAAAACTCATAGACGCGGCGCGGTTCCTCGCCGCTGCCGCGAAGGGCGCCCCAGCCGACGATGGCAAGGATGCGGCTGATGCTGCAGCCATGTTCGGCCTGGCGGTGCCTGAGGTAGAGCGGCGGCCGGAGACGTTCGGCCTGCTGGCGGATAACGTCGAGGTGATCGGGTGGTTTATGAAGCTGCAGACCCAGTGGCGGATGGGGATGAATGGCCCTGTGGGGCTGGACTATCAGGTGTTCTTCCTGTGGGCCAAGGATGAGGGCGTGAAACGCAGCGATCGGCTGTGGCTGCTGGAGGATCTGCGGCTGGTGGAGCGGGAGTTTTTGGGGGTGATGAGGGCGGATCCGTAGGCTGATCCTAGGACTGGCGATCGGATAATCAATGGCCCGGATGAGCCTGGATACCGCCATCCGGCTCTCAGCCGAGGTGAAGGGCGGCGGGAATATCGACCGGGTGAAGAAGTCGCTGCAGGATCTGGGCAAGAACAGCCAGACCACGGCACGCGAAATCAGCACCTTGCGGGCGGCCACGTTTCAGTTCGCCCGCGCCAACGACAACACGATCGCCGGCATCCGCAGCAGCATCGGCGCATTCCGCGGGCTGCAGGAGCAGGCCAAGATCGGCAGCCGCGAGTTTCAGCGGTACGGCGCCGAGATCCAGAAACTCGAAGGGAGGCTGCGGGGGCTCGACACCACCGCCACCGCAGCTGGTGATTCGATGGGCCGCAGGTTGGCGGCAGGCCTCGCCAGCAGCCTGGCTACCATCGGCGCTGGCAGGGCCATTGGCGGATCGCTGGGCGCCGTGGTGGCGAGTGAAGAATCAGAGCGGCGGTTGAGGTCGCTGTCGCAGGGGCTCGACGATTACAGCAGGGTACAAGCCGCCGCCACTGCTGCTGCGCAAAAGTTCGGCACTGCGCAGACGCAGGCCAACCAAGAGTTCGCGCAGATCTACGCCAGGCTGCGGCCAATCGGGCTGACGCTGGAGGAAGTCAGCACCGTCTACAACGGCTTCAACACGGCGGCCAAGCTGAGCGGCACCACCTCAACTGAGGCAAGCGCGGCGTTCCTGCAGCTGAGCCAGGCGCTGGGCACTGGCGTCCTGCGCGGCGAAGAGCTGAACAGCGTCTTTGAGCAG